TAGTAGACAATTTATATAATAATAGTGGTTATGGGAATTTAATACATTTTTCACCTAACCCAAATAAGTCGACTGGATATGCTAATAGATTAGGCGTAGTTGCTCACACTAATACCAAGTATAAAGGTGTTATGAATATGAGGTATTGGTTAAACGAGCTTGAAGCGGTGAAGATAAACGATATACATCTGGTTAAAGAATTAAAGGACTTTACTAAACATACGAATGGTACATGGAGTGCTAAAAAAGGTAAGCATGATGATAGGGTTACAGCTATGATGTGGAATCTAATTATCCTTATAGATGATATTGTTACAACTTATTTCGATGTTGTTAAGTATGATTTAAATAATCGACCTTTAGAGTTGCAGCAATTTGATTACGGTATTAAATATTTTATAGACCCAACTTCGATGTATACAAATGAAAAAGATTCTAGTTACTCCCAAACATTGCCTGTTATAATAGGCAATGCTCAGCAATCAGACAACGAAATGGGTAACTTAATTAATCAAGGATACAGACCATGGCAGATGTAAATCAATCACAATTTAATAAAAGTAGATTAGATAAATTTCTACTTGTTCTCAATTTACCACCCGTTTTAAAGGACTTAAACAAAAAAGATTTCAAAAGCAGAGATAATGATGTAGTAATTGAAAACAGTCTACAGTTTTCTGTATACGGGGCTATCGTACCAAAAGTAGCTGTCCCTGAAGAAACATTAGGCTATGCGGGTCAGACATTCAAAAAATCGACACATACAAGACCTGCTTATAATAATGCAACGGTTAATTTTACAATAGATAACAAGTTTAACAACTATTGGGTGATTTATAAATGGTTAGACATGTTGAATGATGAAAAGCTTTCACAGTTTAATGGTAAAGAATATACAAAAAAAATAACACCTGAAGATTATCAAACTGATATAAGTCTTTATGCTAAAGATGAATATGACAAGAATGTGGTTAAATTCACTTATACAAAAGCATTCCCAGTAAGTTTAGGAGAAATAAACTATAATTATAGGACCGCTGGTGAGGTAGAAACAACGTTTGAATATGCATTCTCACAACTACTAATTGAATTATTGTAATTTACGGAATTTATACCCCGAGAAATTATAAATATTAATATGGCTAGAACAATACAATCACCCGGTGTAGAAATTAAAGAAATAGACTTGACTCTCAGAGCTAACTTACCCATAGGTACATACGTTATGGTACCAGGTTTTGCTGATAGAGGACCAACTGATGAGGTTGTCCAAGTAACCAGTCAAACTGAATTTGAAAATATCTACGGTTTACCAACAACCCCAGCTGAGAGATATTTTTATCACTCAGTTAGACCTCTCTTTAACTCACCAGCTAACGTACTGACATACAGATTACCTTATGGTGCTGATAAAGGTAATGGATTTGGTAACACATATGGAGTATTAGCATATCCATCTAAATTAGCTAGTATTAGCCAAACAGGTTTAGGTGTAACAGCATTAAATGAGGTTGCAATTAGCTTAAACTATAATCCAGCTGACTTAACTACAAATGGTTTAAGCGGTGCTAATTTCTTATTACAAGGGTCATCGGGTAAGACATATAGTTTCGCTTTTGGCTTTGGTGGTGCAGGTCCTGTTCGACTACCATCAGCAACTGGAGCAGCATTATCAGCAACAGTTACAGCCGGTGCAACAACACCGATAGCAACTATTTTAGGTGCTGTGCCTACAGCATTTGCTAGTGTATCAAGTATCGGTAAGGAGTTTAGAGAGATTGCAGTTTCAGGTAGTGCAATAACATTTACATTATCTGCTAGTAATTCAGTACCACTTGGTACAAATGTAGCTGTACAGCAATCATTACAAGCAGGTCTTGACGAACCAAATGATGTATATAGTGCTCAGCAGGCAACAGGTACAACACCAGCAGGTGCAAGCAATTTCGGTACTACATTAACAACGTATGATGAGCAAGCAAATGATGTTTTAGCTGTTCTTGGTAAACCAACTCACTTTGAGTTGACCCAGGCTGAATATAATGACATATTAACAGGTAATACATTTAGTTGGAGTAATTCATCAACAAGTACATTTGCTGGAGTTGCCGACTTAGGTAAAGCAGCAATGCTTGTATTGAATAAAGGTCAAACAACTATTGATCAAAGATTCCAAGGATTCTATATTGGTGCATTAGATAATACAAATTTAAACGATGCAACGGATTTTGATGGTATTTTATCAGTTGAAACAGTAGCGCAATCAGCTGCTAAGACAACAAATTATACCACATTACCTGGTCAAAGATTAGATTTCTCTTTATCATCAATATCCGATAATAATACAAGTACATTCGGTCAAGATACAGATAGTATTTCAGAGATCATGGAGAATCTTAATGATTTCGATATATCTTCAAATCTTTTCGATGATACAGTTTCACTTGGTCTTTTCAGACTAAGACAATCACCGTTTACTTCAGATACTATTAAGTTAGGATTTACATTAGCTGAAGGTTATGTCGGTACATTCGATTATCATCGTCAGATTCAAAATCAAAACGGTGGACCACCATCTAAGTTCTCTATTGAAACTCAAGAAGATCAATCACCTAATGTTAGTGTATTAGTTAACGAGTTCCTTAGCCATAAAAACGGTAGTACTTATCTTGATATAAATGGTGTACCATCTAATAAGATTAGATTTGCATCATCTAAAATTGATTCAAATGTAACAACGTCTATTGCAGATAGAACAGCTTATTTCAATAATCTATCCGCAAGTTATGGTGCGACAACCGGAGCTCAAGCGCAGACATTATCAGGAGTCGTTGAAAACTTCGTATCGTTTGATGTTAGACCAGCTGATAGCTTATATCCAATTGGTACATATGCAAATTCAAATGCACAGACAAAAGATCTTGGTTCAATACCAGCTAAATTAGATAGATTGTTTGATTCAGTTGAAAATCCTGATATCTATGAATTAGATCTTACTGTTGATGGTGGTTTAACTACTATTAATGCAGTTGCTGAATTCTTAGAGCGTGAAGGTAAAGGTAAGTACTTTGATGATACGGTAGATGTTAGTAAGGCAATCAATGGCTTTTATACATCAAATCTATTGAATATTAGTGAAGAGGCTATAGCATTCAGATCTGATTGGAAGACAGTATTTGATAGATTTGCTCAATTTGCTGAATTCAGAAGAAAAGATCACTTGTTTATTGCTGATTTACCTAGACATATATTCGTTCAAGGTTCAAACTTCAAGACACTTAATGATGACACCAAGAACTTCTCATTAAATATCTCAAGTCCATTAAGAGCTTTCACAGCTGTTACGAATACAAGTTATGCAACAACGTATGCCAATTGGGCTCAAGTATATGATACCGGGTTAGATGATCAAACATGGGTACCATTCTCAGGCACTATTGCAGCGACTATGGTCAATACAGATTCTAATTTCCAGCCTTGGTTTGCACCAGCTGGGTTTACAAGAGGTATTGTTACCGGGGTTAATGACTTAGCATTATATCCTAAACAAAAGCAAAGAGATCAATTGTATAAGAATTCTATTAATCCAATTGCATTCTTCCCGAATGAAGGTTATGTAATTTTTGGACAGAAGACATTGTTGAAGAAGCCAAGTGCGTTCGATAGAATTAATGTACGTAGATTGTTCTTATACTTAGAAAAAGCTACAGCCCGTACTGTTAAGTATTTTGTGTTTGATCCAAACACATTATTAACAAGAACTCGAGTTATTAATACAATCCAGCCCATATTTGAGAACGTTAAGAATACTGAAGGAGTTTACGATTATCTGCTCGTTTGCGATGAAAGAAATAACACTCCAGATATTATCGATCAAAATGAAATGGTGGTAGATATATACCTTAAGCCGGTAAGAGCAGCAGAATTCATCTTAGTGAATTTCTACGCTACCCGTACAGGTGCTAATTTCAATGAGCTTCTTTAAATCATAAATTAATATAACAAAAACCCTCTTTCTGTTAGAAAGAGGGTTTTTTATGTTTAAATATAGTGTATTGTAAATAAATATTATTATGGCTGATAGTAGACTTACAGATTTACCAAATTTAACGAATCCGAGTGATGATGATGTTTTATATATTGTCGATGTTACACGAGATTCGTCAAATAAAATAACATATTCAAATTTAGTTACAAATACTATTGATTCGTTAAGTGCTTATTTGACTGACCTTAAGCTTCCGGATATTAATCAAATTATTACAAATGTAAATACTATTTCTGGTAACCAAGATGATTTTGCATTACAGACAGGTTTAAATAGTACAAATACTAATTTAGTAAATTTACAAGGTACTGTAGCAACATATGGTGGATTTATAGATAACAATATAACTGATATAACAGCTTTATCTAGTTATATTGATGGAAATCGTCTTTAGTAAATTTTAATGCTCTTGATACTAGAGTAAATACTTTGAGTGATACTGTTTTAACTCACGCGACTCAAGCAGATGTAAATCTTAAAGCAAGTCAAGAGGATCTAGATATATCAAATACGAAAATTTTAGCAATAAGTGGTAATGTAAATAATATTAACACCGAAATAGTTGGTATTAATACTCAAGCAGATCAAACAGATACAAATGTTTTAGCTAATCAACAAAGTACCTTGGATAATAAACTCTTGATTAATAGTCTTTCAGCTGGAACTGAAGCTCGAGCATTGTCGAGTGAATTAGTAGCATTGAGTGCTAGTTTTATAGCTAGTCAAATTGAAACTGAAAATTGCATTAAATCATTTCCGTTTAATATTAGTATAGCAACAAACACAGCATTTTTAACATCATATCATGGGTTAACAAACGACGCTGGTTCATATGAGATAACTAATAATGGCACAACAATTGTAGAGAGTAATTTAAGTTCTACAGATATTACAAATGGGAATGGATTAAATTGGCACGGTTTATTATCCAATTCATATGTATTAAGTTCTGGAGCAATTGAAATATCAATTTTTAACCCGACTGCATCAACTATTACAACTACTGATACAGATATTGTATTTACCGTAACTGATATTGAGAATTAAATTGATTAAAATAATAAAACAATTAATACATTTGAATAAATAATTATATGGCTGACGTTAGACAAACAATTCAAGATTTTTATACACAAGCACAAGTTAAAGACTTTGCAAGAACAAATTTATTCAGAGTGCTAGATATTAGTTTAGGTGGTACTGATGTAGAGTTTGGAGAAGAAGATATGGTATATGCAACTACTGCAACTTTACCTGGTAAGAGTATTACAACAATACCAGTACCTTACATGGGACTAAATTTTAACGTTCCCGGTAATGTTCAATATGATGGTAGTGATGCATATGCAATTAATTTCCGTTGTGATGAAAAGTATGATTTAAGAAATAAGTTTTTACAAGTTGTAGCAGATACTTTTGATGATGCTGATTCAACAGGTAATTATTTCACACCAACTGCTGAT